AGAAGTGTTTTTACTTACCCCTATTAAATTAAAACCACTTGCCCTGTATATTGTACCATCTCCGCACAAATTAGCATCACTAAAACTTAATATCCATTTTATATGTGGAGCATTCTTTTTTATTAGTTTAATGCTTATTGCAATACATCTACTTTCACTATACTTTGGCAAATAATCACTAAAAGCCATTCTATTAAGTTCAATCATTTCGTTCCATCCAGTATTTAATACTAAAGGTAAAACCTTTCTTTTATCCATTGGACTTCCGTAGCTTAAAACTCCGTGTAATTTTTCATCTAAAAAACATCCAAAATGCAAACTACTATTTGGAACTACTTTGCCACTATAATGATGCTTTTTAACAAAATCATTTGCAATCTTACTTGGAATTACTTTAACTATTATTTCTTTTGCTCTGCCCATTGCATAATAATTAAATATAAAGCATTACCATTACTATTTTCATTTCCCATCGTTTCTGCATATTTATATTCCTCAGTTCTTTTAATTTCTTCAATAGCATTTTTTATTTGTATTGCTTGTTCATCTGCTAAAGTAAAAGTCATTTGCTGAAAGGGTGATTTATCTCCATCAGGTAAATTAAAGTCAGTTCCAAATTCATTGCTATCTTTTGTAAATATTGGTAAATCCAATCCCCAATTATCTAATTCTTCAACATCCCATTCATTAGCAACCATCTCCCACTCCCATTCACCAAATCCTACATTATCTTTAATAATAAATTCGTTCTGCTTTTGTTCGGACCAGTCAACTACCTCAACGTTAACTTCTTTATATCCGCATTCAATCATAGCTTTATACCTCATATTGCCTCCAAGTATAATCATATCTTTATTAACTACAATTGGACGGACTGATTCCATTTCAGGAAAATCCTTTATAGACTTTACAAGTTTTTTAAACTTATCATCTTTTATTAATCTTGGATTCTTTGGATTGCTTTTTACCTTATCTATCTTAACTTTTATCATTGATTAATTTTTTAATATAAAATACTGAATCTAGTAACTCCTCGTATAAATGATTTAATAACTGTTCTTTGTTTAAATCTGCATCATCTAATTTAGTGTTATATGTCTTAATTCCCTTTTGTTCTCTTTTATGTAAATCAATGTTAATTTCTTCTAGTAATCCCATAATTATATTTTAAATGTATTGTAATCTATTATTAATTTTTTTACAGATGTATGTTGCTTGTGTACTATAATTTAAATTTAATGATTCGCAAGCCTGTTTTAAACTTTTAAATATAATCCCTGTATATAAATCTAAAGTCTGTTTACTTGTTGATTTTATTCTTTCCTTCATAAGTCCATTCTTTAATGCGTGATTAATATTTTCTTTTGCAGTTGCCCATTCAAGATTTTGAATTCTATTATCAGATTTAATCCCGTTAATGTGATTGACCTGTGGTTTATTTTTTACATTTGAAATAAAAGCAATTGCCAGTAATCTATGGACTTTTTTTGTAATTGCTTTATTATTTTTATATAATGTTAAAATATTATATCCATATGAATCTGTTGAAGGCTTTAATATTTTATTAGTTATTAAACTTTTAATGCTTCCTAAATTACTAGCTTCATATAACCCTTCAAAACCTTTAATTGATTTAAACTTTTCTTCCGTTTCGTTCCATAAATTCATAATGCTTATTTTTTAAGAATTGTAAATATTCATCTTTTTCCCCGAAAAAATCATGACATTGTCTACAAACGCAAATTAAATTTTCGATATAATCTTTTGTCTTACTTCCACCCATGCCCCTATTTTCAATGTGATGCAAATCTACTCCACGATTATCACAGACTTCACATGCAAAGTATGAATCAATGCCATACCCAAAATACTTCATGTATATTTTAGTATGCGCTTTCATCAGAAAGGTAAATCATCTTTTGAATTAATACTTACTGGCTTTGCTTTTGATGTTTCTGCTTTTGCCTTTGGGTCGTAATCATTCAATGTAATCTTTACATTCTTACCATATTGGTCAGGTTCAGCAAATATGCTGATGTTTAACTTGATGTACTTCTTACCATTGTATTCGTATGAATGCTCTAATGCATCCGTAATACACAGGCTTGAACTTAGGAAAGTATCGTTAATTTTTTTACCGCTTCCCAATCTTTTTTCTAGTTTTTTTTCTTCGTTCATTGTTATTGGTTGTTTAAATATTCATTAATTAATTTAATTGTGTGTCCAAATCCTAATCCAAATTCTGCTTTATATCCCTTTCCTCTTAGCTTTAGCATCATTGTTTCCTGTTCTTCATGATGTGCGTTCTTTCTCATTGAACCATCTTTTTTAAATACCACATTATTTATTGTTTTTAATTCAATAAAGAATCCATTATAACCCTTTCGTGCTTCTGCTAAAAATAAATCAGGATAAGCATTTGAATATTGCAATGCTTTGTGGCGCTTAGCCATCCCAATGCTCATTCTCATCCCTGAACTAAAGTCAGTCCTGAATATAACGTATGGGTATAGCTTTCGTATGTAGTCGCAAACTAACCTGTGTAAGTCTTTTTCTAACATGACATAAAACTAAAATAAACTTATCCACATTTAAAATAAAGTTATTAATATCAGCAGCATTTTATAATTTAGGTACAACAAGTTTTTATAATTTATGTCACAAATTTTTATAAAAGCGTGACAGATTGTAACGGTTTGCGTCGAATAGTATTATTATTCAACGCAGATTTGCAATGATTATAAATTTTCTATTTCAGTTTTTACTTGTTTCCAATATCTTATAATATCACTATCTAAAAATCCTTGCATAGATTCATCAACCATTTGTAATATCTCATCTACTGCTATTAATGCACATTGTTTGGCTTCATAATAATTATTTGTTACCTCATAATATTTATCAAATAATTCTAATGCTTTTCCTTTTGTTGTCATAATTTATATGTTTTTAATTGTAATTTATTAATCTGCTCCTATTTATATTCTCTTGCATCTAATTTTAATGTTTCTTAAATGTCGCAAAAACCTACCATTAGTGCCTTATATGCCACATTATGCATGATATATCCAGCAAAATTCATGCAATCTTTTAACAAATAATGTTTAAATATGTTACAATATGCGCAGTATAACTACTGAATTTGGCACAATTACACTTCCTAGATTGTCAATTTATATGCGGCCAAAACTCAATTAAATATTGCCATTTGGCAAAGTATAATAATGAATGCTTCGTCATAAAATAACGGTTATGTCGGAAATATGCCGAATTATAGTCATTAATTTATCGCTCATTAAAACCTTGTTTATCAATCATTCTACCATATCAAAGTCAATCCTATTGTCGTTCATTAATTCTCTTAATTTATCCCTGACCTCATCCAGTTCCTTGTCTTTGTATTTAATTTCGCTTCTTAACCATACATCAAAATCCCATAAAGTGCTAAACATTTTTAGTGCTTTTGTATGCAGTTCAAACTCTTGATTTTCTTCAGGTAGATTAAATTCTAATATTGCTTTCATAATTTACCTGTGGCAGAAAGCACCGCAAGATGTTTCCTTTTTTAAAGATTTATAAAGTGTTTCTATTTCGTTAAACATTAATTTTTCTTGTTGGCATTCAATTCCTAACTGGCGTAGGCTTTTACCATTACCCATAATAGCATAATACTTTAATCTTTTATCTTGCATCCCTTCTTCAAATTCAATCATTTCATCAAACTCTTTTCTATTTAAATGGTACATTGCCCTGTATTCTTTTTCTGATTTAAAAAAACACATTCTGCATCCACCTCGTAACATATACACAGGAAAATTTGGATGAAGGTTATTTAATTTTAAAATATCTTCACAATCATCCCTATTTAATCCGTTTTCAATTAATGGATAAGTATATTTTACATTTGATTTTAATTCTAAATTACCAGTTCTTCCTTCTTCATCTGCATTAAACCCAATCATTAATTCACATTCGCCTTGACTATGTAGAAAGTTATCAATTGGCTCAATCTTAAAAAGTCTTGTACAATACCTTGCTTGACCTGAAGGCATATACTTTTGCTTTTTAGCATAATGCTCTAATCCTATATGCTTTTCATTACTAACTTTTACCAAATTAAAATCTCCTTTGTGTAATGTTTTTAATTTATCTTCTACATAATTAATACGTTCATACATTTCATTATGCTCTGCACCAGTATCGCACCATATTGCAGTTGCTCCTTTGCCATATAAAATGCACATTGTTGTACTTTCAACACCTCCGCTAAAACTTATAAATCTTTTCATATTTTCATTTCTTTAAATTCCATCCTTTCGCCAATAAACTGAAAAGGAATATTTTTTAAATTACCATGCCTATTTTTTGCTAACTTAACAATACATTTACCTTCGCTGCCGTAAGTCATTCCATCAACTTCTATTTCTTTTATTCCGTATGTTTCAGGTCGCATTAAAAAGATAACTGAATCTGCATCCTGCTCTATGCCTCCGCTTTCCCTAAGGTCTGAAAGTTGCGGCATCTTATCGTTTCTGCTTTCAACTGCTCTGCTTAATTGACTTAATGCCATTACTGGTATGTTTAACTCCTTTGCTATTATTTTACAACCTCTGCTAATTTCTGCAATCTCGCTTTCTCTATTTCCTTTCCTGTCTACTCCCGACATTAACTGAAGGTAATCAATACAAAGAAATTCTATGTTATATTTTCTTTTTAGTATGGCTGCCTTGCTTCGTAAGTCTCTGATGTTTAAACTTGGTGTATCATCAATGTACAATTTTGCTTTTTGCAATCTTTCCTCACTAGCCATCAGCATAAACTTTTGTGCTTCTGTAAGGTTATTGGTTCGTAAATAATGATGTGCTATTCCTGAATCTAAACTTATTAATCGGTTAACTAACTGCTCCCCTGACATTTCCAAACTAAATATTCCTACTGGCTTATCTTGTCTTAAAACGTTAAGGATTGCATTCAACATAAAAGCAGTTTTTCCCTGTGCTGGTCTTGCTGCTAGTATAATTAAATCAGGATTAACCCATCCACTAATATATTTGTTTAAACTCTCCCATCCTGTATCAATTCCTATTTGCCCATTTTCTAAAACTGCATCCCTTTCTTTAGCTAAAGACATAATGTAATGCGCCATTCCTTTTTCGCTATTTTTGTATATGCTTTCCTGAGCATTTAATATTTTATTACTTGCTGAATTTAAATGGTTTTCAATCTCGCCATTATAAGAATCATTTACTAATTCCTGACCTATAATAATCCCTTTCCTTTGCAGGTAGTTTTGTTGCAAAATTAATATCCAGTCATTCATTGAACTGCTTCCTGTAACATTGTTTGTTAATTTAACTACTTCAAATGCTCCGCCAACTGTTTCCATTTGTTCGTTGGTAGTTAGGTACTGGCAAACTGTTACAATATCAATTGCACTCATTTTATCATATAATCCCTGAATTGCTTTAAATATTAATTGGTTTTTAGTTTGGTAGAAAAATTCTGATGTAATTTTAGCAATGTAGGTATGTACTGAATTCTGTTCTATTAATAATACTCCCAATATCCTATCTTCTACCTCTTTGTTGTTTGGTGGTGCTTTTGTTGTCTTAGCCATTTTAAGCCTGTTTTTTAGTTATTTAATTGGTTCGTGATAGATTCTATCAAAAGTAATTTAAAATCAATCCTTGCTACCTTAAAATGCGTTTAAATGATATTAATACTCATTTGAGGATTGTATTTGTATTAAAGAACAATTTTTGTTAAAAAATCCCTATTATTTATTTCTTTACTTTCTTTCTTTGCATTGCCCTCCCCATTAGCCACCCCAATAGCCCCCCCATTTTTCCAACGTAAAGCTGCTCCAATTTTACCCTTATCACTTAGTTTTTTTCTCATCTCCAAATGATCCGTTAATCTTTTAGAAAAGAAGCCATTTTCAGCAATAGTAAACAAATTAAATTCCTCAATAACTGCCTTTACTTTTACTTCATTTGTCTGCATTTGCATTGCCAGAACTGGTGTTATATTCATTGGTAGTATTCCTCCAGCCTGTGCTAAGTTTTCTACTAAAAACCAATAAATGCCGTAACCTTCCATGCCTAATTGCTGCCTAAGAAATAGAATCTTTACATCGTTACTTGCTGCGTAATCATGGCTAAAGTAATAAGATTTATTCATTGATTTTTATTTTACGTTTGTTTTTATCAAAAATTATTTCTATAATTCCTTTATCCTGAAGTTCATTAAGCCAATTAGTAATTGTCATTGTGCTTACTTCAAAGCAATCTGCATAATGGGCATTTGATTTTTCAAGTGCTTTTGTATGTTGAAGATAAACATAAAAAAGTTTAGCTGAATTATTTATTTTAAAATCGAATATATTTGAATTTATGCTTATCATGATGTAAATTTAAGGGGTGGAATTAACCACCCCTAGTTAATTAATTAATTTCTTTGTA